TTTTAATCCACGGAGTCTGGCAACTTCTGATTTAGAGAATTGCACACCGTTCTTTTTGCCTTGTGTTTTTTGCCGACCTCCAACGGAGGCTGAGGCGACTCTTTGCACAGCGGGTCTGTCCTCGATTTGTTCAGCATTATCCGATTTTAAATCGGGATAAACTTTGTAAACTCTATCGTTCAACTCAGTGTAATATTCGTCTGAGTCTGGTTCAAAACCTTCATTAACTAAATTCATGTGAGTATATTGTGCATACTGAGTAGCCTCTGCATCTTCACCAAACCATGAATTTTTAGATTTCCACTCCAAAGCCTCTTGTGTTGGTTGCACAACTTGGCTTTCTTGTTGTGGTTGTTGATATGTTTGTTGTTGTGGTTGTTGATATTGTGCGTTAGCCTCTTCTTGTTTTTGTTTTGCAATACGCACCTTTTCTTTTTGTATAGCAACCTCATTTTTTAAGCTATCAGCTTTAGATATTAAATCAGCATCACCAGAGGCATGTGCTTTTTTGTAAAGCTCAGTTGCCTCACGCTCTTTTATTTGTACTGTTTCTTCTTCTTTTTCTAATAAATTTTGTTGGTATGTGACAGCTGCATTGTAGTATTGTTGCACTTGTTGATCTTTTTGTGCCAACTGTTCTTCTAGTTGTGCAGCCTTTTCTTCTGCTGCTCGGTTCCTAGCGTTTAGTTTGTTAATTCTTTTAGATACACTTTTAGTGTACTTTTCTAACTCATCATCACTGCTGGGTTCTGCTACTTCTTCGTTTTGTGTTTCAGATTCAGTAACTTCTACCTCTATATCAGCAACTTCGGTTTCCATTTTGTTTTCGTTTTCTATCGTCATAAGCTAACTATATCATCTGGATTGAGTATTGTGGCAATAACCTCATCGTCATTAATGATTCTTACTTCTGCACCGTCCTCAAGTTTAAATCTCGAACCAGAGTAGCGTCCGATCAAAACCCACTGCTTTTCTTCGCACCAGGGTGTTTCTCCATATCTAGATTTATCGTTATAGCATAGCGGTCCTTTTTTAACCACATAAGCTACAACGGTTGCTAGCGCCTCACGATCTGTTGTTTGTTTTGTTAATACTATACCACCATCTGTTTTTGCTTTACCAGCATAAGGTAAAACTAACATACGCCAACCTGTTGGTTGTGGCATCCTGTCAAGTAATGATTTATCTAATTTTTCTGGATCTAGAACCAATGTGCTTGGGTCTACATAAGCCTCTGCTATTTTTTTGTTTACTGCGTTACTGTCTGCCGCTGTTGTCATATATTTTTTCCCATGTCACTTATTGCGTTTGCAATATAGTATAAAGCAGAAAGCTCTCCTTGCAAATATTTATAATGTTCAATATCTTTTAGTCCTCCAGACATCAAAGTTTCTTGAATCTGTTGCTCGCGTTCAGATATAGTTTTCTTAATTAGGTCGATAACTTCTATTTCGTCCATAAATTAAGATTTTTTTGGCCTGCCTCTTTTTTTTGCCGCTGGTTTTTTTGTTGTTTTTGTTGTGGTTTTTTTTGTAGTTTTTTTAGGTTTTACTTCTTCAACCACGTCACCATTTATTATAGCCATCTTTTTTTCAATTCTGGCCATGTTTTCTTGGTGTGCTTTGTCAGCTGCCTCTAATGCAGCCTTTTGTTCCCTTGCCTCTTGTTCTCTCAATAACTTTTTTTCAGCTTTGAGTTTTTTTTGAGCCTCTCTTATGTAGGATGTTGTCATGTCATTCCCCTTAGTTTATTTTCAAGTTCTAACAATTTTAGATCAGCGTTTTGCTTTAATCTATTAACCGCTACCTCAAGTTTATCATCTGCTATTTGTTTTTGCACATTAATTCTTTGTTGTTGTATCTGACTATCTAATGCTTTTTCTTCTGCTCTTTGCGACTGTTTTGCTACAAATTGGTCAGATTCCATATCTAATTCTTTATCTCTAAGTTCTAGCTCACGTTTTCTAATATCAACTAATGGATCTTCACTACCACCCATACCAATAGATTGTAAGAACTCACTGGCTAACTGTGCCATAATTTGTGAGCTAAATTGTTCAATAATAACTTGAATCTGTTGTTGTATTGCAGCTGCCTCTTCTGGTGATACTTGTTGCATCTGTGCTTGTATTTGCTGAATTTGTTGTTGCATTTCTGGTGGCATTTGTTCTTGAGCTGTTTGCGCTGCTAAAAATTGTAAATGTTGCATGCAGTGACTAATAATTAATGCTTGTACCTGTGGACTTTCTTTAACTATTTGTGTCAGAAATAAACTTTTATGCGCCTCTAAATGTGCTTGATGGTTTTGTTCTGGAAAGGCTTGAGCTGGTTGACCTAGTAATAAACCAGCGTTTTCTTGTCCAGCATCAACTGGTTTTGGCGTCATGTCTGGGGGTGGTTGTAATAATGAATCTACATTATCTACACCCAAAGCAGCATACATGCGCTTGTATGCCTCGTATATTCCCATAGGGCCATGTATTTCTGGGTTAGATTGAACCATTTGTAACAATTCTTGAGCCAAGGTAACTCTTTGGCTTTGTGAAAATATATTTGGATCAGACACAGGTATTATATCAACTCGATCGTCAAAATCTATTTGTTTAACCTCTTGCGGCCCAGATCCAACTTGATAATTATAAACAGGTGGTAAATACTCGCTAAAAACTTTAGCAAGCAATCCAAACTCTATTCTTTGAGCATAATGTAACCTTTTGTGTATCGCACTCATAACTTTGGTGCCACGCTCTAATAAAGCAACAGTTGTCCCAACAGGCATAGCTTGATTCATGTCACCAACATTCATGTCTGCTATGGCAGCGAATCTTTTACCAGAATCTACTAATATGCCTAATAATTGCATCAAAACGTTACTAGGTTCTTTAATTGGGAGAGGGATTAGGTTTTCTCGCAAAGATCCGCCTGTTGTATCAATATCTCTAAACTCACCTGGTTGTAAAGGATCATCTTCGTCTCTTATACGCATGCCTCTAGCTTTAAAACCAGCTGGTAAGTTAGCCAATGTACCTGCATCAATTAACTGCCTCAATATTGACGTAGAGGCTTTTGATAGGCCGCCGATCATGTGTGATAAGCCAAGTCCATAAAAACCTAGGCCAGGTAAGAATTTGTATTGCACAAAATAATTAATTTTATTTTTTAGTAAATCGTTTTCTCTAAAGTTTCTTCTAATAGACAGTATTTTTTGTGAGTCCTCTTCTATTGTAACGATATAAGGTAGTTTTAATCCTGTGGGCATGCCTTGTTGGTCTAAATCCTCAAAACCCTCTATATCAAGAACTGTATGTACTTCATATACGGTTCTATTTCTATTTTCTTTGTAACTTGGTGATATGCCTTGTATGTCGTCAATAGCCTCACTAATGTCATCCATATCGTCGGTATAACTACCACTGCCTATGTCAACGTTGGCATAAAATCCTGTTACTTGTTGTTTTTTTATCTCGTTAGCTGACATGCTAATTGAGTGTGTAATTCTCTCAGCTGAACTAATATCAGTAGCCTCGTATGGAACGATTAAATCCTCTGGTGCTATAAATTTAGCGACAGCTCTATTTAAAACAAAATCAAAATAAACTTTCTTAAAACATGATCCCGCTAGTGGCAGATAAAACAACATTTGATCTAACTCTGGGTCATACTCATCCATTTCGTTCATAATGTAATAATTCATAAACTCTTGAACGCGCTCTGCTTGATCTTCGGTTTGAATGGTTCTAGCACCAACGATTTCTGTTTTTACAGGTCCTTTTGCTGGCAACATTTCTTTATATGCTTGAGCTTGGAACTGAGTTACAGCCTCAGCTAAGATTGGATGAACAACACCAGAGCTACCCTCAAAAGGTTGTGATCTTGTGTCATCAAACTTCATACCTAAATATTTCAGTCCGTCAGTATAAGTTTTTTCCCACTCAGATCTTGACTCTTTATCACTTTGTATTGAGTCTAGTAAATCGTTTGATATTTTTTCTAATGTGTTTTGGTTTATAAAATCAACCAAGTTTGCATCGAAACTCATTTGTGGTTGCGCTGGCGCGACTATTTCATCGTCTAAAAAAACCTGTTCATCATCTACTAATACCTGTGCTGCTGCTTGTATTTGTTCGTCTCTTGTAGTATCTGGAACTATGTTGACAGCAGATCCTTGTACTTTAACATCTGGGTCGTTTTCTGTTCCTAATTTTTCTATTGTCATAATTAATGTATTACCCTATTGCGTGGATCTTCCGTAAGATCTATGTCAGTACCTATGATAGCCTCTAATTCACCATCAAGCAAAAGGCCGTGGTGTTCTGCGATTAGTTTTGCGTGTTCTAAATTTGGTGCGTGAATCAGTGGGCCTATGTATTCAGTGCCATCCCATACAAATCTAGTTGCAAAAGTTTTCAATAATATACTGTCCTGTTCTTTTTTAATAATTTAACCTCATCTTGATAATCTTCGTAAAGAGATATAAAACCACCTTGTCTAAACCTCATCAAAGCCATTGTAGCACTATCGCAGTAGTCGTCATAATCACCGAACGGAAACGATGCCATTTCTTCAATAACCTCCTCTGCAAAATCATCCTCTGGTGCCCACACCATGCCAGATTCAAATATAGGTGCTACACTGTTCATACGCGCTACTTTGTCTTGTCCTCTACTTGGTGAATATGATGTAACTGGTATACCCATTCGTCTGAGCTCATGTGTTAAGGGTGTACCAGAGGCTTTAGCCTCTATCAACACACAATCTGGTTCCCAATATCTATACTCTTCTAATGCAAGTTTTTTTAGTTCTGGAAAGTCGCATCTAACTCTTTTTGCATCTAACAATATTATTTCGTCGTTATTTTCATCGCCACGATTAAAAATTGCCCAGGTAGTTATTGCAGAATAGTCAGCAGTTTCTTTTTTTGAAAAAGCAGTATCGTAGCTTTGTATCACATAGCTATAGGCTGGTACATCTTCGTCCTCCCAACGATTCCACCACTCTCGTTTTACGATAGATCCCTCTTCTGCTGTAGGATTTTGCATCCATTGACTATTCCATTTTGATATAGGCAAAGATGCTTTTACACCTAACAATTCATCTTTTTTCCAAAACTCTGGCCATAAAGGTTTTTCACTATCTGGCATAATCGCAGGAAACTCCACGACTTCCCATTGATCTGCATTTTCATCACCTTGTTTGTTTAAAACTTTACCAACCAAATCTTTTGTGCTCCATCTAGTCATTACTATCACGATGATTCCACCAGGCTGTAAACGCTGTCTAGGTCCAGATGTGTACCACTCATAAGCAGATTCTAAGGCTTTTGGTGACAAAGCATCTTGTTCTGAGTGTGGATCATCAATAATTAGTAAATCTGCACCACGACCAGTTATAGCTCCACCTACACCAGCTGCAAAGAACTCGCCGTCTTGGTTACTTGTCCAACGTCCAGCTGATTTATTATCTGCTTGTAATTTAAGATCTGGAAATACATGTTGATATTCTTCGCTGTCAATAATATTTCTTACTTTACGACCAAACCTTACCGCTAACTCAGCCGTATGTGTAGTTTGTATAATTTTAAGATTGCCTCTTCTGCCCATCATCCAAGCAGGAAAAAAAGTTGATGCAAACTCAGACTTAGAGTGTCTCGGTGGCAAACACACAATCAATCTTTTTAATTTTCCGTCTGCTATTTTATTAAATTTATCAGATATGATTTTGTGATGTCTGCCCTCAATAAACTCTGGCCACATGTGTTTTATAAAACCCATGAAGTCTTTTTGGCAACCGTCTTGTTTTTCTAATTGATCGTATCTTTGCAGTAAAGCTACGGCCTCAGCCTTATCTTGTTCAGATAATATATCAAAATCTTTGTATGAAACGTCGCTCATAAGCGAGCTGAGAAACAAGGTAGCGACGATATATTATGTAACCCAGCTCTAAGCGTAAAACGCCTAGCGTAAGTATCACATAAGGTTATACTTCGTGCCACTCTTTACCCTCGAATAGTAAAGCCTCTGCCTCTCTTCTTCTAACTAAACCTTGTTTTACCTGCCCACCAGCTTTATTCCAACGTTTAATTTGATTGGGCACATCATCCCAAACTTTATTATTAAGTCTGGACAATAACGTACTTGAAGATAGGTTTGAGGGTCCTAAATTAAATACCCATGATACCAGAGCATCAAACTCGTTTTGTTTAAGATCGACAGTAACCATGTCATTTATGTAGCCTTCGTATTCGTGCATTTCTTCTAACAATAAATTATCTGCATCTTCTTGAGTTATAGTATTACCCTCTTCAACTCCTTTTGTAGAGCCATAACCTATAGTCCAAACGCCCGCTGCACATTTATAGGCCTCTAGCTCACAACCTTCAAATTTTTTTATAAGGGCAATACCCTCTTGTGATATTTTCATATTATTCTCCCCATTTTTTGACTTTTGTACCACCGAAGTAATCGACGGCCAAATTTTCTTTTTTAAGTAATTCTGCCACATTTCCTTTCTCGCAAAATATATCTCCTAGCACCCTACCGTATTTGTCGGTACCGTAAGACTTTAAGGTTATATCACCTACCAACCATTGTTTCAACTTATCTTTGGCAAGTAATCCTAGTTCTTTTTCTTTAGCTCGTTCTGGATATTTTTTTATATTAATCCTAGATTCGGGCGTATCGATTCCGTTTATTCGTACGGATTTATTGTGTAATTGGACTGAAAATCCAAGATCTATAGTCTCTAAACGTACGGTATCTCCATCTACAACTTTTTTAAGTTTGCATTTGTAAACAAAAGCATCGGGTGATTTAGCCATTAGTCGTCGCCCTTATGTGACGCTCCAAAATAAAAAGATATAATTGCACTTGCTAAACCGCCTAAATATCCTAATACTAAATTTATTAACGCCTCACTATTTTGCTCTGGTGGTTGCAGTGTTACTAAGAATATGTAGCCTAAAAAACCAGCTATTGTCGCAACACCGATAATTCTAGCTGTCCAATCTTTGCTAAACATACCTCTAGCATTTTGTTTATCTTGTGTTTCTAATTTAAAAACATCAACATCAAGCTCCTTCATTTGCACCTCAAACTCTTGTTCTGCTTTTTTAAGCTCTAACATTTGTTCTGGTGTTGCATTTTGTATTGCTTGTTGTATTGATTTTTGATCGTTTGACACGCCGAGCACACTCGCAATCTTAGTCATCGCCATATTGCCCATTGGACCACCAAGCGCTGTGCCTATGGTTGGAGCTACCGCACCTACTAAATTTTTCAATAATCCTTTCATAGAGATTCCTTTACTGTATATACTGTTAGTTTCTTTTCTTTACCTTTTACTTTTATAGGTTTTAGTAATTTTAATACAATTTTACAATTTTTTGCAGTTTCATGTCCTATAAGTATATCAACACCCACCTCTTTAGTCGCTGACTCTAGTCTTGCTGCTATGTTGACCGCGTCTCCGATGGCAGAGTAATCAAACCTTGTTTCGCTGCCCATGTTACCAACACAAGCAAAACCCGTGTTTACTCCCACCCCACAGGCTACTGGGACAGAAAGTGTCTTATTAAGTTCTGCTATACCTTTTTGAATATCTATTGCAGCCTGGACTGCTTTAGTTTCGTGATCCTCAAGGTCTAAAGGTGCGCCAAACAAATACATTCCCGCGTCCCCGATAAATTTGTCTGTAGCGCCCATTAAATTTTGAACAGCGTTTACCTGTACTGTTAAAGTTTTGTTCATAATGTCGGTCACTTCTTCGGGCGATAATTTTTCTGAAAGCGAGGTAAATCCCCGCAAATCGGTAAAAACAAAACTGCAATATTTTTTCTCACCACCTAGTTTCAAAAGACTTGGATCATCTTGCAATAATTTGACCTGGCGTGGATCAAGATAATGCTCAAATTGTTTTTTTATTTGTTGTCTAAGTTTGTACTGTTGTCTAAACCGAACATAAAAAATAGCACTACCTTGCACAAACTCTGATACAAAAGTCCAAGAAAAATCTACAAGATAGCCAGCTTTTATAATATAAACACCGCTTATAAAGGTCGCGGCCATAAATAAACCACCAAATATTAGTGATTGTGTCATACCTAGATAACCAAAAATAACTGAAACTATTATTAGGCACAAAGTAAAAATTATTAATTCAGCTGCTATCGCCCAATCTGGTATATAGGGTGAGTCTTGTATAAGTATAGATTCTGCAAGAGCTGCTTGTACTTCATGTGGAGAAAGCAAGCCAACGGGTGTTGCAACGGTCGGAAATACGCCTGGTGCATTGACTGATATAAACACAAACTTATGTGCAACAGCTAATTCTTGTAAATTTGTTTGTGGAGTGTCGACCCAAGAGATCCATTTGCGGCCTAGGTTGTCTACATCAACAGGAGGTAAGCCTTGCACGGTAATCTGTCGCATACCGTTGTCATCGCCTTTTATTATGTAGGTGTTAGCGCCAGCCAATACTTTTAAAACTTCGGTGCCAAACGATGCAACAAAACCATCTGGTGTTTGCATAAGAAGAGGCATACGCCTTACAAGATTGTCTATCTCGGTGGGAGCCGTCGACAAACCTTGAGGAACGTCTATGAAAATTTGGTGGTTTGCAACAACTCCCTTAGCCATAATACCATTAATATTTTCACCAAGTAAAACGGTCCCGCTTGTTGGTGGATAATTACCATTGTCATATTCAAACATGGCTAATATGCTTGGACTATAATCTAAGGCCATTAAAAACATTTCATCGCCACCAAAACGATCTGGATTCGGTAAAGATATGACCCAACCGACACCCATAGCACCTGCCTCTAAAATATCCATGTGTATTTGTGCTAACTCTTGTCTAGGAAAAGGCCAACCACCAGATTTTTGTATATCTTCTTGAGTAATATTTAACACAACAAAATTACCACTAGGCTCATGTTTTTTAACAAATGTGTCAAATGTTTGTAGTTTAAGAATTTGTAAAGGATATAACTGAAACAACAGTGGTATAGCTAGTAATATAAATACTGTGAATATTACCTTTTTCATCCAGAGCTTTGCGTTATATTGATTGTAGAATTAGCTGTGCCGTTTACTTGTATAACTTTTGATACACCGTCTTGAGTAATAACAATGTTGTATGCTTGATCGGCACTGACTAATACCTGTGCTCTTTGATTTACCATGCGCATGAATTTAAGTTGATCGCCTTGTATTATTGTTGTAATTTGTGTCTCGGTATCTTGTCCTATTTTTGTACCGACTAGCTGTATGCCACTAGAAAAATCAGATAGGTTTTCTTCTTCTTTTACATCAAGTTCATCTAATACATCCAACAAATCTTCAAGAAAGTTTACATTTAATAAATCTATGTCGAGCTCCGAAAAATCTATGTTTTCATCTTCATCCAACATATCTTCATCTGATAAAAAATCTATATCTAAATCAGTAAATTCTAAGTAATCATTTTGTTGTGACTGTGTTTGTTCGTTGTCTACAAACTGCTCTTTTGGTGGTGAAACAATCAACATGTTATCAATGAAGTTTAAATCAATATCTAAAACAACAGGTTTTGTTGGAGCCACATCATAAGCAGATGTAGTTGTAGCCTGGTATGGTTTGTTGAGCACCTGTTGGCCCATAGCTGTTTGCACAACTATTTCGCCACTTGCGTCACCAAACTCATTCGGTAATAAAATTATAAGTGCTTTGCCAGTAATATCGATAGTACAAACAAAATCTGTACCTTGCACAAAAATTTGTGAGCTAGGTGTTGAGAGTGTGATATTTTTTTTATTTAGTTTGTTAGCATTACCACTTATAAACCTAATGGTGCCGCTAGCAAACTGTAAGGCCATTTTTGATTTATCTGGGTTATTATTGTAGACATAATCAGTTATAAGCAACTCGCTGTGTTCTGTAAGCCTAACAGTTGATTCGTCGAGAAAGGTTATGGCTATTCGACCTGCGCTAGTTTGCACATTGTCTAAAGAATTGATGTCAAAGTCTAAAGCGGCCTCGTACGGCTGATCGCGATAAACTCTACCGTAACCTGTTAATTCTGTAATATCACCTATTGAATCAGCATGAAGTGGAAGTACCACCGTCATTTTGAATAATACAGATATTAGAATTACTTGTATTTGCAATAACTTGTAACCAATCACGCGCTAATGTAGATGCCTGGGTAATGTTCATAGTGTTGCTGCTACCATCAAGATCTAGATTAAAGTATGCCGATGTCGCCGCTGTGTTACCGCTATATCCACTACCTGTAAAATTAATGGTATTTGAGCTGCCATTAATGTCCATGTAGTTGGTTGCGTTTTCATAGTCAATGTCAAAATCTAACTCATTACTATCACCCAGTATTATCCAATCTAAATTAAGATAGGAAGAGTTAGCATTTTCACCTATTTTTATATCAGCCTCATTACTTGAGCCTGTTACATCGATGTTAAGATCAACATAATCTGCTGTAATAAGACCAGTAGAGTTCATTAAGACATCCCAAACGTTGCTATCACCGTCGAACTCAAAGAAACCTGTGAAGTTGTCACCATCTATGGCGTCAGATCTAAATATGTTGCTAGAGCCGATTTGATTGATGTCTAGTGCCATAGTAGAGCCGTCAAGATCAAGCACTGTCATAGTTCCAGATACAGCTGAGGTACCACCTATAAGGTTAGATGATCCAAGTTGTTCTAAGTCTATGGTTGCGTTCGAGCCGCTTTGATCTACATAAATTTCGTTGTCTGCGAAAATAGTTAGTGAGAAAAAAAGTAAAAATAAATATTTATTCATCTGCATATTGCCAAAAATTACGTTCGCGACCTTGTTTGATAATATCTACAATACCAATTTCTATAGCTGATTGCAAAGCGATAGACTTACTTTCATTCATGGCATTTCCTGTTTCAAATTCTATTAGTTCTGTGGAATTGTTAGTAAACCTAAAAACGTCAGATGATATACCGACAGATAAAATAGTTCTTGTTGTTAAGTTTTCTAGCAAAACTTCGCCAGTGCTTACTGATACAACTCTTATTGAAACCAATACGGTGTCCTCTCTATACTGCTTGCTAGTTGATATACCTAGCATCCTGGACCCAATACCCCCTGTATTCAGATTTGTGTTGTAATCGACTATACCACCTTCAATAATTACTCCTGCAAACAGTAATGGTAATTGTTTAGTATCATCTTCAAACTTTTCTCTGGTTGACCGAATAATTTGCCTTTCACGGGTGATGTGATCGATTCCTACCCTCTCTACTACACGAAAAAAACCAGATTGTTTTAGTGCCCTAATTAAATATGTTTCGGGTGCTTGAGTCATGGCCGTGCTAAAATTAGCATATCCATCCACCGATTTTCTTTGCCCTGTAAAATCAGAAAACTTATACACGGCAGCTATCGGTTTTACCTTCGGTGCAGGTATTTCAGTTATCTCTTTTGTTATCGGTTTATTTATAAATGCATCTTTAGAAAAGCATTGTGCTTTGCCGACTATTGATACAAGATCTTTATAGTCCCCTTCTGGGTTGGTAAGACATGGTGATATTAACTTAGTGTGCGTAGTGCAACTAACCGCCAAAACCAAAGTCGCCAATAGGTATGGTAATTTCAGTAGTTGTTTCATCTAGCGTATTGTATATAGTTAGGGTTATGTAAGTCCCGTCGCTGGACCAACTAATGATGTTGTCAAATAAAGTAAAAGAACCTGTGGTCTCTGGATTTTCTCCAAAAAGTTGCTCTACAATCTGGCGCGAAATTTGAGCAAAAATTCTCGACTCCAAATTTTTTGTGAATCTGCTGATTACAGAATTTTCTGCGTCTCGTTTTCTTTGTTCTTCTAAGGCCTTTAGATCTGCGCGGAGCTGTTCTTTACGCGTGTACTCTTGAGATTCTACTGTAAGATAATGTGCGCTTTGTCCTATGCCAGAAAAACTTGGTGATTTAAACTGAAATTTTATCTCATCTGCTTTCAGATTTATTGCTAAAATTCCAAAACATAATACAAAACCTATGAAAACCATAGCTATAATGATTCTATATCTCTCTAATTCTTCTTTATCAATCTTTTCTTTGGTCATCCCTATCTGCCTTTGCAATTTTATTGCTGTCAATTAATTGTGGTACACCTAGTATAGTTTTAATTAACGTATCTTGTCTAATGATCTCATTGTCTAGGCTGCGAATCCTGTCTATTAAGGCCACCAAGATACCATGTTGTGAATCAAGTTTTGTGCCTAGCCTTTCTTCAAGTGCTGATATTTGTCCTTCTACCTTTTCATCAACTGTATCAAGTTTGGTTTCCATACCGTCTACAATACGCATAATAAGTTTATAAATAAACCAGCCTAAGCCTAATGCGGCTGCGATAGGAAAGCCTACTTCTTGTATTAAAGTTACTGCTGATTCCATGTTAAATCAGCTCAGCAATAACTATAGCTCCAACTATAAAAGGGTAAACGGCCCAGATCATGTTCTCTAATTTATCAAATCTTTTGGATCCGTCCTCAAGACGCTTATCTATGCTTTTGTATAGAGCTCTACACTCCCTTTCGTGTGATTCAATTTTGCTCAAAGCGTCTTTTACTGTAGCCATTATTTTTTACTTTTTTTTACTCGCTTAGTCGTCCAAGCCTCGTTTACATCGGGTGTAGATTTATCATCTGCAACATAATGTCCTTTTTTATTTCTAGTTCTAACCTTAACTTCTTCTGTGCCTGTAAGATTATTCCACAATCTTTTTAAAAAACTCATATTATTTATCCTTAGCTTTTAAAATGTTTAATGCGCACCAATCAATAACTTTGTAAAGTTTTGATAACCACCAGTTACCTTGTGGTGTTGGTGTTACAGCAGCGATAAAAGATGCTATAGCTATTATGGTGCAAATCCATGTAAATATATTAATTACTGTCATTTTCATTCTCCTCTTCATTTGTGTTGGCATTATTTTGCAAACTAGCAGCCAACGTTTGTGTATAAGTTCGCAAACTTGGTAAAAGCTCATCTATTTCGAATTGATGTGCTTGTATTTTTTTTGTCAAGCTATTTATGTGTGCTTGCATTTGTTGTTGTTCTGGAGTTAATTGTATCTTCTTGTTGTCTGTTTTCTTTTTCGTCGCCATTTATTCTACCTCGTTTTGTGTATTTTCATCTATTACATCCCAACAGTTAAGGTTGGATGCTATCGTTCTTCTCTCACCCTCACCTTTAAAGGGATATACCATGTGTTGTAACCACGATGGAAATATTAATAGTTTACCTACTTCTGGAGTCATTACAAATGATTGTGCGGGTGTTAATCTCTCACTATCTAATACAGATACTCTTCCATATTGAAAAGCAATACAGCCATCTGAGTGTCCACTTTTGTCATATAGAGAATATGTAGGTGTGTTTGCAACACCTTTTGCGCCTATTTGTGGTGGCACTTTTGTCCAGGCTGTTGTGGAAATGCCCATAAGTGTTTTGGTGCCATGATCGTGTATTGGGTTATAGTCACCATCATAACTATGCACTGACCAAGTTTCATCTATTTCTACCCTTTTAGCACATTTGAGAGGATTACCTGCGGCTGCAAACTGATTAATATACTCTGTTGATAATGTTGTTATGAAGGCATTATAACCAATCATTCTAGGATCGTTATGATCCAAAAGTAGTTGTTCACCTTTATGTATTTGTCCTACTAATGTTTTGGCTAATGACTTTTTGTGTGTGCTTTCTTTATATTCATCCATATAATCGTTCACATCATCAATCATCTTTTGTGGCATGTGGGTTTCTAAAACATAAACAGCAGGTAAAACCTGCATTTTATAATGCACCCTATCGTCGCTATCGATCATGTTTAACTAGGTACGTTGAAGTCGGTATCTGGTGTGCTTACCGCTGGTGGGTTAGTAATAACACTATCTACTTGACTAGCAAAAACTACGTCCCATTCAGATACAGGACATAATGCAACAAGCTGTGCATTTGTCCAACTACCTTTAGCCTTTAATGTAAAGTTAGCGTTTCCATCATCATCAAGCTGTTTAACTGTAGTGCTAAAAGTAGAAGTATAATAAGTGCTATCGCCCTCATTATCGTTCTCATACTTCATGTCTATAGTCCATTTATCTACCTTACTATTTGAATTTACATAGGGTACACAACTAACTATTGCTTTTGTTACTGCCATATTATTCTCCTTTTAAAGTTTTTATTTCAGCTTTTAATTCTTCTACTGTACTAGAAAGTTCTTTGACTGCGTTGATAAGTGGATAAATAAACATACCTTGTGCTAAATGTTGTGATCCATCTTCTGCTTGTGACCAACCGCCAAAGTTTTTATGTCCTACTTTATCTAATGCCTTTTCTACATCTTGTGCAATCATTCCATACAGATTTGTTTCTGTGTCCATGTGATTTTCTGTTTCAGAATAATCTTCAAAATGTGTTGGAAATTCACTATTTGGTTTCCAATTAAATGTTACAGGCCTTAATTCATTAATAAAACTTAAACCTAAATCTGTATCTTCAATATTGGTTTTTTTATTAATATCTGAACTTCTTGTAAAAGTAGCATTAGATGTAAATGTGTTAGATACAACATTACTACTTTTACCAAAGCTAAAAGTATTAGTTGCAGCTGCGGCAATATCAACACCAATAGTAATACAATTAGCTGCTGCTTCAGCGGATGTAACTGCATTATTACCAATACAAATATTATTATCGCCTTGTGTAATATTGGTGCCTGCCTCTTTACCAACGCAAACATTAGCAGAACCAGTTGTAATATTATCTCCTGCCTCAAATCCTACACAAGCATTATTTCCACCTATAGTGCAACGAGTTAGAGCATCAAAACCAAGTGCGGAATTGTTTATACCTGTAGTAACTTGATTTGCACAATCTTTACCAACAAGAGTATTTTTAGATCCAGTTGTTATGGCGTTACCTGCTGCGTTTCCTATGCAGGTGTTTTCATCACCTGTAGTAATATATCTACCCGCAGCAGTACCAAATGCAGCATTATCATCAGCAGTAGTACATTCATTCAAAGTAAAGTAACCAAATCCATTGTTACCACTTCCGCTAGTATTACTAGCAAGACAATTTGAGCCAAATGCTGAGTTGGCATTTGCAGCATTAACATTTAAAGCATTTTGACCTACCGCAGTATTTTGAAAGTGTGTGCTTGATGCACTTAAAGCATTAAGACCTATAGCGACATTCCATTTACCATTATCACCATTTAATCCATCACCTGCATTTTCTCCTATACAAACATTTTGTGGTCCTGTATCTATTGAAGCACCAGCACTATGTCCAATACATACATTACCTGCACCTGTAGTACAGGCTGTTAAAGCACCATCACCTACCGCTACATTTTCTGATGCGGTCGTATTAGCATCAAGTGCATTTCTTCCTATGGCTACATTTTCACTACCTGTAGTATTAGAAGCCATACAATTTTGACCAATAGCAACATTTCTATTTCCAGTCGTATTAGCTGTTAAAGAACTTTCTCCAAGTGCTGTATTGCTATGTCCAGTTGTATTAGCATCTAAAGCTCTTCTTCCTACAGCCGTGTTATCATACCCTGTTGTATTTGCTAACATAGCCTCGTAACCTACCGCTGTATTTTTATCTGCGGTAGTATTTGCTGTTAATACTGCATAACCTATTGCTGTATTATGATCACCAGTTGTATTAGCATCTAAAGCAAAAGCACCCATAGCTGTATTTCTAGTACCTGTTGTATTATCTAATAGAGCAGCATATCCAATTGCTGTGTTATAATCTGCTGTTGTATTAGCTCCTAATGCACTATTACCAATAGCTGTATTGTATTGACCAGTTGTATTAGATGCCAAAGCAGCAAAAGATACTCCAGTTGTTCCACCACCTATAGCGACATTATCATTAGCAGTAGTGTTTGCAGCAAGTGCTAAAGAACCTATGGCTACATTTCTTGTTCCTGTAGTGTTTGCCAGTAAAGCTGTAAATCCAATTGCAGTGTTGTTTATTGCTGTAGTATTAGCTTCTAATGCAGCAAAACCAACTCCTACATTACCACTGCCTGTAGTTAATGCTTTTAAGGAATCTGCACCTATACCCACATTATTATCACCACTTGTTAATGCAGCAAATACAGTATCACCTAGACCTGTGTTATTAGTGGCAGCATCTAAAGTACCTGTACTTGCATTTTGACTAATTAAAATACTGTCAGTAAAGTTTGTAGCATCAGCTAAAATATCTACGCCGTTTAAAGTACTACTAAAAGTTATAGCTCCATCTACTTGTAAAGTAGAAGCCATATCAACAGCTCCGTCAATATCTACTACATCTAAATTAGCTGTACCGTCAACATCTAAATCTCCGTTAAAGTCTGCGTTACCAGTAAGTGTGAGTGCACCGCCGATCGATACATCATCTGTAACTGTTAAATCATCTTGTACTTTTAAATCTACTACATTAAGACTAGCGAAAGCATCTACTATCGCTGCACCTGAACCTGCTCCATCTGAATAAACTACTTTTACATCACCTGCTGGTATTGTTATATTAGCTCCTGATCCTTGTGAAATAATAATATTTTGTGAACCGGAAGTGGCGTTTTCTATAAACCAAAGTTTAGATACTGTGTTTGGTCCAATAGTAATAGTACAAGCTGAATCAAGTGTACCTGTATATTTAAGATAAATTGATCTACCTGGATCAGTGGAACCGTCTGCTATTGTTGTGGTATGAGTGTCAGCGTTAGTTGTAATCGCCTCTGTACCAAAGCTAAAAGCCTCAGCAATAAGTTCTAAGTTTGTATTGGTTGTGGTTCCCCATGTTCCTGACTGGTCACCAGTCGCCATCTCCTCAAGTCTTAAATCATTTACGTATGTTGATGCCATGTTTTACGCTACCTCTTCCCAATTTGGGGTTTGTGTTTCATTAATTTCAGCAAAGGATGAACTTTGATCTGCATTTATATTAGC